ATACCAAATCCAAATTATACGATTGAAACAACATTGACCTATACTCCAGCTGATGGGGGTAAAGGATACTTAGTCAGAATATTACCAAATAAGAAGAAGTAGGATGGAATGGATTTCAAAATATCAGAAATTAAAATTAAATAGTTGTGGTGGAACTGCAGTATATGAAAATAAAAGAGGAAAACTTATGGCATATTCAGAAAAAGTAATTGAACATTTTGAGAACCCCAAAAATATTGGTAGTCTCAATAGTAAGGATGACTCTGTTGGCACTGGTCTTGTGGGTGCACCAGAATGTGGAGATGTAATGAAACTACAAATCCAAGTCAATGAGGAAACAGGAGTTATAGAGGATGCAAAGTTTAAGACATTTGGATGTGGTAGTGCAATCGCTTCTTCAAGTCTCGCCACAGAATGGATTCGTGGAAAAACTATTGATGAAGCAATGACACTCGACAATACAAAGATAGTAGAAGAACTTTCATTACCACCAGTAAAAATTCATTGTTCGGTTCTTGCAGAAGATGCAATCAAATCAGCAATCAAAGATTATAAAAGTAAACACATACAAACATAAAGGAAAGTAACATGGAAATTTTGAATATACTGAAAAATTATGCAAAGAAATTATTTGGTAATCACGAAGAGATTATTGAAGAAACTGCAAAGGTTGTAGACACAGCAGAAAAAGTTGTAGATACAGCAAAGAAAGTTAAAAAAACTGCGAAGAAAGCAAAAAAACTTGTCGTCAAAAAGAAGGGAACTAAAAAATGAAAACATACAAAGAATTTAGTAACGATTTAAATACAAAAAACGTAAACAAAGCCATCCAACACGATTGAGCCACTCACATTAAACATCCAAGTTTGGGTGGAAATTTTGTAGAAGTGAACGATCATAGTTTAACAGAAGACGGTGTGGTTGAAGAGTATTACGTTACACATAATGGAAAATCTGTAACCATTCAGGCGAATGAAGTTACTAAATTGAAAGCCGAAGCACACGGTCACTCAGCAAAGAAAAAGAAAAAATGAAAAACTTTAAACAATTTATCGAAGAACAGAAATCATCTGACGTTACCAAAAATTGGAGACATGAAGATGCAAAAACTTATGCATCCGCTTTGGTCAAAGTTTTTGGTGAACCAGATGAAATGTCTGAAACTCGTTTAAGTTGGAATTCTATTGAACCACCATTCGATAAAGTATGGATAGTGGATGAAAGTATACCACATGAATTCCCTTCACCACATAGGGATTATGTATACTCTTCAATGAAAATAGATGTACCTACTGACTTGTTAGACATTCTTGGTCACGCCTCTGGAAGTATAATCTATGATGGTTTGAAAAAAGAAGTCACTGCAAGGTGTGGTAGTCTATATGCTAATGCCGCAACTCTTGGTTTTGTTAGAGATTTGGTGGATGGTAAAGTTAAAAAGAATAAAGACCAAGCTAAAAAAGAGTATTCGGCTAGGATTAAATCAAAACCATTACCAGAGTGGTATCCAAACTCAATGGAAGAATAAATGAAAACCTTTAAAGACCACATTAATGAATTATACAAAGATTATCCAGGCAAGGGGTGGGTATTAGGCACTAAAGATGAGCCTAAACCTAAAGATAAAGATATTGTGTGGAAATCTAAAGTTCACCATTATGATGATACTGTAAGAAGTGATAATACAAGATTTATCATAGTAAAAAATAAAGGAAAATTTAGTATGTATGCAAAGAGTGACAAAAGTGGTAAAATAGTTTTTGATTTCGGTGATAAACCTACACTCGATGATGCAAAAAAATTCGCATCAATCAGAAAATGGCAAGAAAAAAAATGAAAACCTTTAAAGAACATTTAACTGAAGTCAGAGTAAAATTCTTCACAGCTGATGAGAAAGACCGATACGTCAGTGATGAGATAAAGAAAAGAAAACTCGCTAAACATATTGTCAACGCAACTGATGACCGTAAGATGAAAAAAGGTAAACCAACCTTTACCTTTCCAACTCCAAGCGGTGAAATGGTAATCAGTGTATGGCTCAGGAAAATGGCTGCACCAGCATCGAAGGATACGATGGCGTTCAACTATTCGATAGAGGATAAGTAAGATGAAAAAGTTTAACGAATATTCTTCTTTTGAAGACAAGATTATTGATACATTGAAAAGGAGTCCGTCAGACCTAACGACACTTTCTCACAAACTTAAAATGGATATTATGCCAGTCAGTTCGATGTTGGAACACCTCAAGGTCTACGATAAAGTTGAGATGTACAGAGAGAAGTGGCAAATTAAAAAGAAAAAATAATGATGATAGATTATTCAAATTGGTCAAATTCTAAGTTTTACACATATTGGAATACTACTAAGGTATACAAAAAAGAAGATGAAATTTTTATTTGTCATACAGATATCGAAAGGTATTATGGATTTACTTATACTGAATGTAAAAAGTTTATTGAAGATGATGTTTCGATAAAAGGAAGAATCAATGAGATTGATGATACCACACAAGCAGAAGAATTGCAAGGTTTTATGAGACAATTTATAGAAGATGTTGATTTCCAATATGAATCAAAACTCAGAGGCGGTCAATGAAGACGTTTAAAGAACATATAGAAGAATCTGATATTTTTTATTTGGGAGAAGATGTTACTCCCAAACAACTTATCGATATCAGAAAATCTATTAATAAACAATTTTCTAGTCTAGGAATACAAGTTGATTTGGATACTAGACATTTCAAGAAAAGAGTGGATGATAAAAGAAACGTCAAACCAATTAGTTCAGCAGAACTTATAGGAGTTTTTAAGAGAGCTGCAAAGAAGTGGAAGAGTAAAAAATTCACTGATACTATTCTGACTACTGTAGATCCAGTAACAGGAAATAAAGATAAACAAGCAGTCATACACGACAAACAAACGGATATCAATATTGCTGCTGTTTTAGATACTAACAATAAAATACCCGAATTTATTGTAAAAACAATACTAAGAAAAAAAGAATTCGGAACTCGTAGCCCACGATTGGATGTATAGATGAAAACATTTTTAGAATATGCCAGAGACTACAGAAAAGAATACGACAATTATCATGCTCGGCCAGAACAAAGAGAACGTAATGCAGCTAGATTGAGAGCTCGTAGGTTGATGGTGAAGTCAGGCAAAGTGGAAAAATTTGATAAGATGGATGTTCATCATAAAGATAATGATCCTCTAAACAACGAAGAAGATAATCTTGAGGTAACTACTCAAACTTGGAATAGAACAGAACCAAGATTAAGAAAAGAAGGAGTCAATGAACTTCAGATGTCAGGCCGTCAACAGATTGTGCAAATTCAAAAATATCTAGATGACATGAGAGTTTCTGGAGATGGAACTTCTAAGGGTGCGAATGATACAAAGAAAAAAAGTATAGAAAAACGATTCAATCTCAAAGATGTGAAATTAGACAAAAACGGAAAATTGATATCATACAAAACTGATAGAGGGCAGTTAATTTCTGCTAATGAGTGTGATTGTTTTGACCACGAACTTACTGAAGCTGAGTATCAAGGTAGGAAGGTCAAACTCAACGAACCAACTCGTGCACCTACTGGTGATAGAAAGAAGTTCTATGTGTATGTGAAAAATGATAAAGGAAACATTATCAAACTAGGATTCGGTGACCCAAACTCGGAAATCAAACGAGATGATCCAAAACGAAGAGCTGCATTTCGTTCAAGACATAGCTGTGATGATGATATCGGACCTAAGTGGAAAGCAAGATATTGGAGTTGTTACCAATGGAGAGCTGGAGCAAAGGTAGATAACTAATGAAAAATATATGGAATAAATTCACCGCGTGGTTATCGGGATGGCCGGAATCTAAAAATAGAAAATCAGAAAGAGAACAAATATATCTTTTTGAAGAAGAAAAAGAGTTGAGAACAAAACAAGAAGAAAAAAAATGAAATCCTTTAAACAATATCTAACAGAAAGAGGAACAAGTCTATCTGGTTTGTTGTTTCTTCCAAGAATCGGTTACTATGACCAACTGATGATTCCTATATCTTCATCGA